CTACCAGATAAAGATACATTTAAACTATTAGTAGAAGTATTTAATACTGCATTTAATGTTTCTTTTGATGTTTGTGCTTGGAGTCCTATTGTGTCACCTGAAGAATCGGTATACACTTTATTCAACACTTCTTGTGTCGTATACTTTCTTAAGTTATCTGCCATAACTTTACCTATATATTATCCACCACCACCGCCACTAAGGCATTAATTCTATTTTACAGAAAAAGCAGATATAGGAGATGCAACAGAAATTATCCTTTTATTGCTTTCGTTGTCTGCTAATTTACCATAAAACTCTTTCATAAAATATTCTTTTTTATCTATTTCACCATTTCTTTCTGCTATCATAGCTTTACAATAATCTACAACTGCTAATGATAACATTTTATTTAAATTTATATGAGATGTAGAACTAGGACTTGAATCTTCTTTAGGTATTTGATTTACCGCTATTCTTTGACCTGCTGATTCAGTTGTAAAACCTTCAGATGTAGAAGCTTGTTCATTGCTACTTCCAATAATTCCAGAAATAGTATAATCACCATCATTACTAGAAGATCCTTTTATTCTTATTTTATCTCCACTTACAAAACCATTATTAGCCCAAAAATTACTAGTTGTTGATATTATAGCAGATGAACTAAAACTAATATTAGTTCCACTAGCATAAGCAGTTGTTGTTTCTAATGCTTCAGATATAAAAGGTTCGCTTACTCTAGTATATTCTACTCGTAATCCATTTGCTATATCTTCATCTGGATATACAAGTTCATTATCATAAGATTGCAATACTCCACTTTGAGTAATCCTATTTGAATTCCTACTTCCTAGTAACTTATAAAGAAGAAGCTCTCTTCCTCTTAAATAATAAAAATAATCTTTATCTACATAACTACTCATGGAGACGTATCCTCAACTATATAATGTGGTTGATTTGTTAATCTTTTAATTTTTTTATATTTACTATCACTTGAATCTAATACACTAACACTTTCTATCGCTATTAGATCTCTAGGTAGTATATACACATTATCATTTGAATCATGTGCATCTATTATATCTTGTTTATTTACATCTATTTTTTCTTTTGTATTACTTTGAATAAGGTGTATTGCATCTTTTATATAAGCTATTGCAAGAGTCTCTTCTTTCATTCCTGTTCTTTCCATTAATTCTAATACTGTCACTATTTAGCTCCTTGCATTGCCATAGCTGTTGCTAATGTTTTAGGGTTGTTTTCTATATAAGATTTTATTTCAGCTAATGCTAAGTTATAATGTTGTTGAGACAATTGACCAAAATGAGTTCTTTCACCTATTTGCGCTTGTATTGTTTGTATTCTTGCCATCAACATTTCACTATCTTCTTCTGTTTCTATCCAATGCTCTGTTCCAAATCCTTCACTAGAAAATGTTAAAGTTGCATTTGTAAGTTGAGAAGTAGCTGCGTTAGATAATTCAAATTCTGTACTACTATTTATTATTTGAACATATGTTCCTGCAGGTATTAAATCATTTGAAACTTCTAACCCCACTACAATACTTGCATTTGCATCATGAGATACAGTTGTGCTATTTAAAGTTAAATCACAAGTAGAATCTTTAAAAAATGTAGAATACTGTTCATACTTACCTTGCAATTCATCTCTCATCATTAATTTTGCAAATTCTTTAAAACAAGCATAGTTAATAACTATGTTTCTTAAATCTGAATCATCATCTATTTTTGTATAATCTATATATAATGCTTTTGCTGTTTCACTATCAGTAGGAGTAGGTTTTACTATTATTACAGAACCTTTATCTGTTACTGCATTATCAAAATAATATTTAGGAAACTTTGAAGTTGGTAGTTTTAAACTACCTGAACCTGCTTCTATAAATGCAGAATCTTCTCTTGATACTTCTTGCGCACTAAATCCATTCCTAGAAACACTTAATATTCCATCGGTAGCAATAGGAACTATAATATTACCACTTGCATTTCCACCATCACTACTTGGATCTGTAAACTTAGAAGCCCATTTTAATAAATTTTTTGGAACATTTGCTACTACAAATTTTTGTCCAGATACTATAAAATTAGCATCCGCTGTAGTAACTCCAGTTATTCCTTGTATTTCACTTGCTATTGTTGTTGTTGCCATATTTTACTTTTATATACAGGGGAGCCGAAACTCCCCCATATATTGTTTATTAAGATGTTGTTAATTACACTTTTGAATAGTGTTGAAAAACAACTCCTACTTTAACGTTAGCCGCTCCAGCAGTTAAGTTTGCATCAATAACGTCTAACCTAACATGGATTTCTCTAGCTGAAGAACCACTATCTAAAAGACCTGCAACAAGTTTCCCTGTTGTAGCTTCGCTAGTAGCAGTATCTGGGGCAGCCCAATTAGCAGCTTGTCCATGACAATTTTCAATGACATAAAGAGGAGTATTAGCTTGCAAATGCACAGCAGCTCCTCCATCATCTAAAATTTCACATAAAGCCATTATTTGAGCTCCGCCTGCAGCTGTCCCAATACTCATATCCATACCATCTCCGTTTACCCCAGAAGTGCTAAGAATACCATCAGAGACTAAAAATAAGTCTTTAATAACAGTATTAGCAGGTTGGGTAATTGCAGCTATGTCCGTAGTTCCATGAGCAACAGGTACTAGAGTCCATTCTGATTCAGCTGAAGAAAGCTTTGATACTTTGCCATCTGTAAAAAGACCAGAATCGGCAACGTTTTCTAAAGCTCCTCCATCTTTATTTTGTCCATATAAAGGGATTCCCATGATTTACCTCCTATTTCCAGACAGCGTGGGCTTCAGGCATTTTCCATTCCATCCCAGCTTCTGTTTGAATTAAATCAACCCTACGGTCAACACCACTATTCTCAAGAGTTTGAACTCCAACGTATACCGCAGTATCACGATTCAATCCGTTACCTACCAATGGTCGGTATGCACATTGAGTCATATTGATACCAAGTATTTTTACTCCAGTTCCATCTAAATGAACATTTCTAACAAGGTTCATTGCACCATAAGGAGTCATTACTTGAGTAACATCTAATCCGTAGACATTCTTTTTACCTGCGATACTAAAGTCTGCACGACCAAGAGCTGTAGAACTTCCACCTGAATTATCTGCAACTTTAGAAACATTGGCTGAAAAGTATCCACTTAACTTATGCATCCAATTGTATGTTTCAGTAGAACACATAAATAAAGTTGCACTTGCATTATTGTATCTAGGGTCAAGAAAGTTGCTCATATCATCAAGAAAGTCATCTTGAGACTTAGTACCAGTTCCACCAATTCCAGAACCATCAAAGATATTTCCGTAGTTAGTAATGAAACTTACTGCACCTTCTGTATACTGAGCTCCATCATTATCAGTTCCTTGAGAACCAAATAATAATGATTGTTCAATATCGAACTTGTGTTCAATTAACTTTTCACGCCAGATTCTTGCAAACTCATTTGGTTCATACTTAAGAACAGTTGCTCTTGTAGTATTATCCATTGCCATTGCAGTTTTCCAAATTTGAGTTAATCCAAAAGCAGTTGAAAAAGGTTGGTCTTTCCAAGTCTCTGGGTATCCAGAACCTTGAGAATGAGCAGAACCTACAACGTAGCATCTTTTCTTTTCAAGATAATTAGCAATTGATCTAGATGAAATATCTACAGTGTCAAGAGCATCATCGTGAGCTTCATAAGAAGCAAGTGCAAAGTCAGCTGAAGCAGAACCCTTACTAATTACTTCTGTTTTAAGTACAGCAGCATTTGATACAGAATCCGTATCTACTGACAATATTTTAACAATTAAGTAATCATCTGGAGTAGTTGCTACATCAGCAGCTGCGTCATCTTCCCAATCACTTATAATTTCACTACCTTTAAAAGTAGTAAGATAAGGAATTTTAACTACAGAATTTGGTAAGAAAAATGCAGGTTGAGATCCAGATGAGCCTGGAACTACATCAGAACCAGTTTGCCCATAGATTGTTTGAATGTTACCAGCAGATTTGTAATCACCAATCATACAAAAGTAGTAAACACTACCAGCGTTTACATTTGTATGAGTTACAGTTGCATCATCTCCCGCCATAGTAGAAGGAGCAGATGTTCCATGATTTGATACATAAGCGTATCGTTTGTGATACGAAGGTCTGCGTTCAGTAAATTTGAACTCAGGATCATCCGTAGGTTTTTTGGCGACTTTAGACACAAATCGGAAAAAAGGGTCTTGTGCTATTGAAAGTTCAGAAACCCTATCCCCAAAATTGTATTTTCGTCTGAGGTCACCAGTGTCTTTTGAAGTACCATCATTCCACGAAGCCGTGTCTGAATGAGTACCTAAACTGAATACATCAGCCATTTTATTACCTCTTTATTTTGAGTTAATGGCCTTCAATATTATTTCTATATACTGAAAGCCTTTTCTAGTTCACTACCAGAACCCAAAATTGTATCAAAGACTGAATCATCCTGAGATTTTTCAACAGGTACGCTACCTTGCGTTGCAATTGTAGCAGGTTGTTGTTGAACTTCTCTCATTTTATTATGAATCTCTTGTCTAGCATTATCGGCTATTTGCACATCCCTATTCTTACGATTCATTAAGTAATATATATCTTCAAGTTCTAAAGACTTAGACTTTGCAAATTCAGTAAAATTTCTCCATTCATCATCAGACATATCCATCTTTTGTTTGAATTGAGCTTCTTTAGCCATTTTTGCATTTTCTTGCTTTTGACTTTGTAATACATTAGAAAGACGACGTTGGACTACTCCATCAATCGTTGCTCCTAATACTTTAGCAGAATCAGAATCGGGTTTAGCGAAAGCCTCGTCAGCATCAAAAACAAAATCTTCATTAAGATTCAATTGTTGATTTAATGTTTCAGGTGTCTGGCCTCCACCCTCAAAGTAATTTCTAACATGAGAAATTAAATTAGGGTCTTCTCGCATAGCATCTAATATAGGCATGTAAGGTTCTAATTCTTGTAATTTAGAATTAAGCCTTTTTGCTTCTCTACTAGAATCACTATACCTTTTTTGTAAAGTATCCAAATTATTATCTGGAACTTCGTTCTGAACTTCTGCATTAGGGCTCGTCTGCGTGTTACCGCTTTGTTCCGAGGTTGATTGCGAAGGTTCTAATATGCCACCATTGACTTGATTATCTAAAGATTCAAAGAAATCGTTAGACGACATTCCCATGACGGCATCTTGTACGCTTTTACTTTCGGGGGCCTCATTGGCGTTACCTACTTGTTCTGACATACTTTCTCCTATTTTAAGGTTATTTTAATTTAGCAGTTATAAAATCTAAAATGCAAGTATTAAGATTGCTCGTTTTTACTTACATCTTCTCTCGTTGATTTTACATCAGACTGCATTTGGTCTCTCATTTTCTGAAACTCAACTTTTAACATTCCTCTTAGAAGTTTTTGTTGCGCTTCTGTTTCGAGAACATCTTTTCGTATTTCATTACCAGCGTCTCCAACTTTCATTTTAATACCTGCTTGTACTAATTGACGTTGAAGGGTTTCTATTGTTCCGTCTTTCTCTTTTACTAATTCTTGTATAGATTGTAATTGTCCTTGCATTTGCGAAAGCATAGATTTTCTTTCTACTATTTTATCTTTATTTCTTATATCTGTTTCAGCTAACATTGCAATATCGTCAATTAATCCAGCTTGATACCATCTAAAGTATTCTTCTAGTAAAGCCCATCTATTTAATGGTAATGTTGCTCCAGCTACAACTCTTACATCAAACCTTGCAGATGCATAGTCTTTATATTTACCGATTGCTTTACCATAATCATTATAAAGATTTACATTAATTCTTACTTCTTTTTCTTCTTGATTTCCTGCTTCTGGTTGAACAATCCTAAATACTTTTTCAATGTTATAATGTTTTTGAGCCATCATTTTAAACACTCTTCCTAAGTGTTCCAATGAAGGTTCAACAATACTATTCATCCATGCTTTTAATCTTCTTGTACCAAATTCATCGTTTGCAAGTAATCCTCTATAAGTTTCCGCTTGGTCTTGAGAGAATCCCATCATTGCAGAAGGCACACCACTAATGTACTCTGCATCTGTTTTGCCTTGTTGCACAACTGTAAAAAAAGCATTGTTAATAGGTGCTGGTTGTATTGGTGTGGGAGGAGCAAATCCTTGTCTATATTTTAATAATGCGCCTGGAGCTGATGAGTATTTTTCCCATTCGTCTTCAGGTACAGATCCCTCTTCATACATCCATCTAAGATTAGAAGAAAGGTTTGCATTGTGTAACATTATTTGATGTGCTTTGTTTATTTCTTGTTGCTTACCTATTAATGGAGTTACAGCACTCATAGCAAATGGTGTTCCTGTGTACATATAAGGGATAGGTACAATCGGATATTCACTAATAGGAATTGTTTGTTCAAATAAAAATGTATCATCACCTACGCTGCATATTTTAACAATTCTATTTTCATAAAATTCTATAGAATCAACAATGTTCTTTTTAAAATTTTCATCTTTTTCAAATTGAAGATATTGAGACTCAGACATTACTTGTTCTTTAATAATAGTAGCTTCTTGTCTTGCTTGTGATATGAGTTCCATTTCTCTTTCTTGGATGCCTTGAGCAGCCATTTTCTGAGAGTTTTCTATCATTAACTTTCCTCTTTCTGGAATAATCTCACCTGCTTGGACTTGTTCTTCTATTTGTAGCTGTTTCTCTATTAATTGAACTTCTATTTCTTGTTTATATGCCTCTAATTGATCTTGCACTTCTTCTTTTAACATTAACAATTCAGAATCACTAGGTTCTATTTTTATATAAACATTTCTATATTTAAATTTTTTCTTAGTATAAGTCTCATAGTATGGAATAATATCATCATCTTCACCATCCATATTTACCCCATATGTAACATCTTCAGGTTGAATGCTATCTGTAAAATCTGCATCTCTTTGAGAATATGATACTATATCAGTTCCCCTAGTTACTTTTTTAATCTTTGTTTTAAATTGAGGCAACATATTTATTAAAACACTTCTAGAAATATTTTTTCTAATTTGTATAAATCCAGCGTCTCTAAATAAAAAATCTCTACTAGCAGGATCAACGTATACATCATAAGGGTCAAGCCTATTAAATCTAACCTCACCCATTCCTCTATCTGCATCTTTATCTACATCTACAAGAAAATACCCTACTCCCTTTGTAAGAGAATCTAATATTACTTGACTATATAAAGATTTACCATTAGATAAATACCAGCAATAATCTGCAACATCTGAATGTACTTGAGCTACGTCTGTATCATCTCCAGTTGCTCCGACAGCTTTCCATTTAGGATTATTTGCTGTGACAAAGTATTTCATTATTTCTATAATAGGAGTTATTCTATTTATAGTAAATGTTGGCATACCAGATTCTTCTAACATTGTTTGCTCATCTTTAGTTAGTTGCTCATTAAGATAAAAATCATACCCTTTTTGACTAACTGTTTGCCATCTTTGTCTATGAGAATTATTCGCCTTATCCCATAATTGTTTATTTATTTGTGCTTTAGATTTTTTTGTTGTTCTTGCCATTT